AATGGATTTGACTTGGCATGCTAGGCTATAGTGAAGCAGTGGCTCTCAAAGCCACAAGGCGAGCCCGCAAGGGGAAGCTCGCAAGGTGCTGGCTAGTTGGCATAGCCTTATGTTTAGCCAACATTTTAGGCTTTGAAAAAGCACATTCCGTTTCAGCTTACAAGACTACTCATTATAAGCAATATGCGTTTATGCAATTAGATTACTCATTCACAGAGTTCTATTGTTTAGATGATCTATATACAGCTGAGTCTAGGTGGAACCCTAAAGCTAAGAATGGTTCACACTATGGCATACCACAAGGTAGGTCTAAGTACTTGGCTACTGTTGATGGGTTTAAGCAGATAGAGTGGGGTATCAAGTACAACATGAATCGATATGGTTCTATGTGTAAAGCATTACATCATTTCAAGACTAAAGGATGGCATTGAGTAAACGTGAGATAGGCAGTGGTAAGTGGAAGAAGATACGTATCACTGTGCTTGATAGAGATGGTTGGCAGTGTGCAATATGCAACAGACCAGCTGACTCAGTAGATCACATCTATCCTAGAGTTAAGGGTGGGTCCATGTGGGCATTAGATAACTTACAGAGTCTATGCAAATCGTGTAATAGCCGTAAAGGTGGTCGTTTTTTTAGCCACAAGGCGACCCCCCCTGTCTTTCTGAAACCTTCTCTCCCTAAGACCACCAGCACAGTGCCAGACTCACCTTTTAATAAACCTGATACGCTTAACTTCGATGCAGATTGATACAGAAATAAACCAGACCGAACGAGGGGTCGGGCTAATTGGCAGCACTGAGCCTAGAATCCACACGCCTTTACTTAAAGGTAATTCCAAAGCTCAAGAGGTAGCCGATCTAGCTGAGAAAATAGGTTTGCCTTTAATTCCATGGCAGCGATATGTGCTAGATGATCTGTTATCAGTTTCAGATGATGATACCTGGCGTAAGAAAACAGCATTAGTGCTAGTAGCACGTCAGAATGGCAAGACTCACCTCGCACGTATGTTAATCCTTAGCCATCTATTCCTATGGGGCAGTAAGAACGTTCTAGGCATGTCCTCTAATCGAAATATGGCATTAGATACATTTAGGCAGGTTGCATTTACAATAGAAGATAATCAATTCTTAAAAGACCAGGTAAGACAGATAAGACTTGCTAATGGCCAAGAATCTATAAGCCTACTTAATGGCGCAAGGTATGAGATCGCAGCTGCAACTAGAGATGCACCTCGTGGTAAAACAGCAGACTTCTTATACATCGATGAGTTAAGAGAGTGGACACCAGAAGCCTTTACAGCTGCACTACCTGTAACTCGTGCAAGACCTAATGCTATGACTTTAATGACTAGCAACGCAGGCGATGGGTTTAGCACAGTGCTTAATGAGTTACGTGAACGCTGTTTATCTTATCCACCAGAGAATCTTGGCTTTTATGAATGGTCAGCACCACAGCATTGTAAGATACAAGATCGTAAAGCTTGGGCTATGGCAAACCCGGCACTTGGCCATTTAATCACAGAGCAGACACTAGAAGAATCAGTCAATACAAACAGCGTAGAAGCTACACGTACTGAGATGTTATGCCAATGGATCGATAGCGCAGTCAGTCCTTGGGTGTATGGGTCTATTGAGGCATGTAGTGATAGCAGCCTAGAAATACCTGTCGGGCCAAATACAATTATGGCCTTTGATATTGCACCGACAAGACGATCTGGTGCATTAGTAATGGGTCAATTAAAAGATGGCAAGATTGCAGTAGGACTTGCACAGCTTTGGCAAAGTGAAGTGGCTATTGATGAAGTCAAGATGGCAAGTGATATAAATGAATGGGCTAAGAAGTATCACCCACACATAATCTGCTACGACAAGTACGCTACACAAACATTAGCGACAAAATTAGAGCAATCAGGATGGCGCATGGAAGATGTAAGCGGCCAAATGTTTTACCAGGCTTGCAGCGACCTAGCAGATGCCTTGGCTAATATCAGACTTATACATTCTGGTCAAGCAGAGCTAGTACAGCACTTAAATAACTGCGCTGCTAAGACAAATGATGCTGGCTGGCGCATTATTAGGCGCAAATCGGCTGGTGATGTTACAGCTGCAATCAGTCTAGCCATGGTCGTAAGCCAACTAACAAAACCTCAACAAACTGCGCAAATCTTTGTGTAACTTGCACCAATAGTCCGATTTATGGTATAAAGTACTTCTATGGGTCTATTGTCTGCTTTGGGAATTACCAATAAAAAAGAGTCCGTTGAAGCGCAATACGCCCCTGCCATTATGGACACAGCTTATGGCTATGGTTCATTTACAACTGGTGTCGGTAATTTCCCTGGTGGATTAGATCGTAATTATGCAATGCAAGTACCTGCCGTATCTCGTTGCAGAAATCTTATTGCTGGTGTAGTTTCCTACCTGCCACTTAAACTTTACAAGAAGTCAAGTGGTGAGGAGCTGGGGAGCCCTCTGTGGTTAGAACAACCAGACTATCGGCAGCCAAGATCCGTCACGCTAAGCTGGACTGTCGATAGTCTTTTATTTTATGGCGTTGCATATTGGCGTGTTACAGAATTATATGCAGATGATTTAAGACCATCACGATTTGAGTGGATCGCTAATAACCGAGTTACATTTACTACAAATAAGTTTGGCACAGAAGTTAGCCAGTATTATGTAGATGGCGTTGAGTCTCCAATGACTGGTATTGGTTCTCTTATTACATTCCAAGGATTAACACAAGGCGTATTACAAACAGCATCTCGCACAATTCAAAGCGCATTAGATATCGAGAAGGCCGCAGCTGTATCTGCACAAACTCCAATGCCAAGCGGATACATTAAAAACACTGGCGCAGATTTACCTGAATCACAAGTATCAGGATTATTAGCACAATGGAAACAAAGCAGACTTAATAGATCAACAGCATATTTAACTAGCACATTATCTTATGAAACCACAGGGTTCTCTCCTAAGGATATGATGTACAACGAAGCGCAACAATACTTGGCAACACAAATTGCTAGAGCTATGAACGTGCCTGCGTATTACATCTCTGCTGATATGAATAACAGCATGACTTACCAAAACATTATCGATGGTCGCAAAGAGTTTGTGGCTTACTCATTACAACCATTTATTTGTGCTATTGAAGATCGACTATCTATGGATGATATAACCCCACGTGGACACGTAGTTAAGTTTGCAATCGAGGAATCATTCTTGAGAGCAGACACGATGAAGCGACTAGAGGCATTAGAGAAAATGATCGCTCTAGGTTTAATCGATGTTGAAGATGCTAAAGAAATGGAACAAATGACTCCTAACGGGAAAGAAGTAGAAGATGATACTTACATTCAGTAGCCAGATCGAAAGCGCAGACGGTGAGCGCAGAATTATCGCTGGCAAAATTGTGCCATACGAAGAAGTAGGCAATACTTCTGTCGGCAAAGTGGTCTTTGCTAAAGACTCCATTGAAATTGGCGATCCAGGCAAAGTTAAGATGCTAATGCAGCACAAGAACGACAAGCCTATTGGCCGTATGCAAAACTTTAACAAAGCCGAAGATGGTATCTATGCATCATTCAAAATCAGCGCATCTATGCAAGGTCAAGATGCTTTAATTCTTGCTGGCGAGCAACTAATTGATGGCCTATCAGTAGGCGTAGATGTAAACAAATCAATTCAGAAAAAAGATTATTTGTATGTAACAAGTGCAACCCTAAAAGAGGTAAGCCTTGTCGAATCACCTGCATTTACAGCTGCGCAGGTAACTAAAGTTGCTGCTAGCGAAAGCGAACCAGAGACACCAATCGAAACTAAAGAAAGCGAGGCTCTCGTGGAAGATTTAGCAACAGCGCCACAAGAAGCAAAGGCAGAGGCTGCTACTCCTACAGTAGAAGCTGCTCGCCCAGTTATTACAGCACCACTTATCCAAACAACAATCCGCACGCCAATTACATCTATGGCTGCATACACAGAGCACAAAATCAAGGCTGCTCTAGGTAACGATGATTCAAAGCTATATGTAACAGCAGCTGATGATTCTTTCGCAACCAACCCAGCATTTTCTCCAACAAAGTATCTAGCAGAGTTTGTAACTAACACACGTTTTGGTACACCTGCAATCGATGCATGTTCACAAGGCACACTACCAACATCAGGTATGTCCATCTCTGTACCATCTTTGGTTACATCAGCAGGTGGCGGAAATGGTGTAGCACCAGAAGTTACTGTTGAGGCAGAAGCTGGCGCAGTGCAAAACACAGGTATGGAAACTCAATACCTAACAGCATCTGTATCTAAGTATGCTGGTATGAACACACTTTCAGTTGAATTGCTAGAGCGTTCAGATCCTAACTTCTATGCAGAGCTAACAAAGCAACTTGAGTACGCTTACTTAAAGCGTTTAGATCAGACTGTATTGTCTGCTTTGATCCAAGCATCTGCTAACGCAACAAACACAACAGCAGACCTAGATGGAATTATTGACTTCGCATCTGAGGCAGCACAAAACATCTACACAAACACTGGCTACTTTGCACAGAACTACATCGCTAACCCAGCACAATGGGGTGCGTTGATCGGTGCGCAAGATACAACTAAGCGACCAGTATTCACAGCATTACAACCAATGAACGCAGCTGGACAGGTATCAACTGGCTCAATCCGTGGAAATGTATTAGGACTTGATCTATACGTAGACAAGAACTTCACTGCATCTACATTTGATGATGACTCAGCGATTATCCTTGCACCAGAAGCATTCACCGTATATCGTTCCGCACAAAACTTTATGAGCGTAAACGTTGTCTCGAACCTACAGGTTCAGGTGGCAATCTACGGTTACATGGCAACAATCGCAAAAATGCCTAACGGAATCTACAAGTTCAAGAAGTCCTAATAAGACCCGTTAACCAATAAGTAATCCTCTGGGGTTTAGTAGCCCTAGCCCCAGGGGAGCTTTTAAGAGAGGAATACAATGGCAGCCACGTATGTAACCACAGCTGAGTTACGCTCAAACCTTGGTATTGGCACTTTGTATACCGATGCAGTAGTAGAGGAAGTTTGCCAAACAGCAGAAGATTTACTTAATCAATATTTATGGTTTAACACTGCCCCAGTAGTAGGCACAGCATTACAGGATAATGTGGTAACTCTTATGCTTGCCAATCCAAACGCATTCGCTGCGACTCAATCAATAGTGGTTACTGGTTGCGGTGCTACATTTAACGGCACGCACACAATTACAGGCACAATCCCGCCAACATCAGGCACTACTAGCCTAATTCCAGTATTTATGTATAACTACGGCCAAGTTAATTACCCTAATGGCTATTCATTTGTTCAATACAACAAAACGGCAGCAAACCAACCATTCCACAAAGTATTACCTTATGGCGTGGCTACAGGTCCAGATCACAAGACTCAATCTTATGCGACAACCCCAGCAATCAGAGAGGCTGCGATGATCGTAGCTGTAGACATCTGGCAAGCTAGACAAGTAAGCCAGACTGGTGGGGTCGGTATGGATGGGATCTCTGCCAGCCCTTATCGGATGGGTTATCAGCTGATTAACCGAGTGCGTGGTCTCATCCAGCCGTATTCAAGTCCAGCATCACTGGTGGGCTAATGCCAGCAGCAATAACCACACTACGTGGCACACTAGCAACAGACCTAGCCAATGCAGGCGTATGGTCTACCTTTGCTTACCCACCTGCAACTTTGCTTGCAAACAGCGTAGTTATCACTCCATCAGATCCTTACATAGTGCCAAGCAATAACGAGCAGGTAGGCGAATCACCTTTAGCCAATTTTAAGATTCTAATAACAAGCCCGGCATTTGATAACCAAGGCAACCTGGCAGGTATGGAAACTTTTATAGTAGCAGTAGTAAATAAGTTAGCAGCATCATCTTTGGTGCTGAACATATCAAGTGTCTCCGCCCCAGCTATAACTAACGCAGCTAGTGGAGATTTATTAACATCAGAAATAACCGTATCAATCCTAACGAGCTGGAGTTAAAATGAGCACATCAGAGGACTTAGCCTTCTTAATTAAGACAGGCCAAATCAAGGAAGCACCAAAACCAACTGCACAAACAAAGAAAGACGAGGAATAACGAATGGCAATTTATCTAAATAATAACGTGGGTGTTAAGTTGGCTACCAATGCTGCACCTACAACACCATCAATCGATATTAGCTCGCTAGTAACTAGCGCAGTAATTAACCAAATCGTAGATGAGTTAGAAGTAACCGCTATGGGAGATTCTTCTCATAAGTTTGTAGCAGGTCTACAATCAGGCACTTTCACAATCGACTTTATCAATGACTGGGCAAACAGCACAGTAATGCAGACTCTAAACGAGGCATTTGGCAAGACCCTTGCTGTGTCCGTTATTACTGTTAAAGGTACAGCCGTATCAGCTGCAAACCCTTCTTACCAGTTCTCAATCTTGGTAAACAACCTAACTCCTATCGGTACTGCCGGCGTTGCTGAGGTTGCAACTTCTTCAATAACCTTTACACTTAACTCAGCGTTAACAGTATCTCCATCTGTAGCGTTCTAATTAAGGGGTAATAATGGCAAAGTTAAAAATTACAAGGGCTAACGGCGAAGTCTCAGAGCACAGAATAACGCCGGGAATTGAATATAACTTTGAGTTGAAATATGGCTCTGGTATTAGCAAAGTCCTACGTGAGCATGAACGTCAAACAGAAATCTTCTGGCTGGCTTATGAGTGTTTACGTAGGGCTGGCGTTCAAATACCTGTATGGGGCGTGGATTTTATAGACAGTCTTGAAACTGTCGAGGTGTTAGACGAAGAAAAAAAATAGTAGAGCGTAATTCAACTTTATACAGTATTGCCGCTTTAAGTGTAGAGACAGGAATTGCGCCTAGCGAGTTTATTAACATGGATGCGGAAATGTACAGAGCCATTGTACAAGTCCTAACCGACAGAGCTAAGGAGATCAAGAATGCCAGCAGAAGTCGTAGGCGTTAAAGATGTCCTAAAGGGCTTAGTTAAAATTGATGAAGATATGCGCCAACGTATTAGCGTGGCTATTGATCCCCTAATGCGTGGCGTGGCATTTAAGGCTAAAAGTTATGTGCCTGGTAACGGAGACGTGTTGTCTGGTTGGGCTAAACCATTATCCTCAGACGTAGGCTATAAACCATTTCCAAAGTATGATGCAAACGCTGCAAGGCAAGGTATTGGCTATAACCCTGGCAAGAATAAGATTACAAAAAATGGATTTCAAGTTAGCCAGTATGTTTATAACGTAAGCCGCCCTGGATCAATTTATGAAGTAGCAGGCCGATTAAATCCACAAGGCCGTGCGCCATTCGAATATAGAACATCTTACGGAGAAGGCGGCACATATACCAAGAAGTCCGCCCGCAGCAAAGCAGTACAGGCTTATAACTCAAACAATCCTTTTGCTAGCCAACAATTCATAGCTGCATTAGAACCAGTTACAAAGCAACCAAAGGTTAAAGATGTGCGTGCTAGTGGCCGCAAAACACAAGGCCGCTTAGTTTACAAGGCTTGGGCGCAGGACAGCATGAAGGTTTATGAGGCAATCGTAAAAGCGATTAACGGCACAGCCGATAACTTTAACAAAACCACACAGATTAAGAAGGCAGCGTAATGGCCAATATATTTGTAGCAGCCACGGCAACCTGGAATGGTAAAGCCCTTAAAGGCGCACGTAAAGATATAAACACCTTTGAAAAACAAATACAAAAACTGGGCAGGACAATAGGTGTATCCCTTAGCGCAGCTGCTTTAATTAACTACAGCAAGAAGGCTGTTAATGCATTTGCGGCAGACGAGAAGGCAGCCAAAGCCCTAGAGCAACAATTAAAGAACACTGGCTATCAATTCAGCGCACCAGGTGTTGAGATGTATATTGCTAATCTACAGAAGGTTAGTGGCGTATTAGATGATGAGTTAAGACCAGCATTTCAATCACTGCTGACTGTTACTGGATCAATCACCCTAAGCCAAGAAGCATTAAACACTGCGCTTAACGTAAGTGCTGCTACAGGTAAATCACTTGCTGAGGTTAGCCAAGCTTTAGCCAAAGGCTATTCAGGTCAAACCACGGCTCTAAGCAGACTTGGTGCTGGATTAAGTAAAGCCACCATTAAGACTGGCGATATGGATAAAATCCTAGGCGAGTTAAATGATAAGTTTGCAGGCCAAGCACAAGCTCGATTAAGCACCTACTCAGGCAAGATGGATCTGCTAAGGGTTGCTAGTGCTAACGTATCTGAGGAAATTGGCAAAGGCATTATCGGTGCATTAGAAGCATTAAGCCAAGACACCAGCATTGAGCAAACTACAAAGAAGATGGAAAACCTGGGCAAAACTACAGGCAACACCATTAAGGGCTTAGGCGTTTTAATTGCTGAGATAAAGAAAGTACCAGGATTAAGTACAGTCAAAGATATTTTAACTTATGGAAACATATTTAACACGCTTGGTAAATTAAACGAAATTAACCAAAGAGGCAAGTATCCAACTGCCCCAGCAAGAGAAACTCCAGCTATGGGTCGTATTGCAGCGCAGCAAAGAAAACTAGAGGCTGCTGCATTAAAGAATGGCGTGGCATTACGTAAGGCTGAAAACGAACAGCTTAAAGCCAAGACAGAGGTAGACAAGTTAAAAGATAAGTTTGACGTAGAGCGTATTGGCCTAATGAAGGCACTAAACGAGGCCACCGATGCTGAAACGATATTAAGACTTAATGCCAAGATAGCCATATTAGATAACAATGAGGCACTGGCCAAGAAGATTAATGCTGAGTTAGAAGCTGGCAAATCCGCAACAGATTTGGCTAAAGCCTTTGGTGGTGCTACATCCGCTTTAGATATTCAAATAGCCAAGTTGCGTAATATGACTGACGATATAATTGCCAAACTTAATGCCAAGGTAGCAGCAGGCACATTTAATCCGACTGGTTATAACATCCCTGGACTAAATCAATTATTCCCACCAGCCATGGGGCCATTAGGCAACATTGATTACGAAGTACCAATCGGTAGTGGCAATCCAGTTTACGCACCAGGTGTATCAGGTACTCCAATGTCTTATGCTGATGTAAGGCTTACAATAGATGTGGCTCAGTCAGGTGATCAGTTTGCACAGTTAATTGCAGACAGTGTGCAGGTAGCACAGAGAAGCGGATACAGCACTACATCTGCTGGGTCTTTGAATCCATGACCGTACCTGTAGTAAATGCTGTAATTAACTTTAGCACTGGCCCTGCAACTGCACAGGCTATGATCTTTGACCAAGGCATCTTTGGCACAAACGTATTTGCAGACTCAGCAGCTGTAATTGTAGATGTATCAGATCAAGTTTTATCTGTGCAGACAAAGCGTGGCCGTAATGCATTATCCGATCAATTCCAGACTGGCAACCTAACACTAAAAATCGTAGATCAGAATGGCGACTTCAACCCACAGAACCCGTCTAGCCCTTACTACACATATCTAAGTCCAATGCGTAAGGTGCAGATCACTGCTACCTACTCAGGCATTACCTATCCAATTTTTCAAGGCTTTATTACAAGCTATGTAACTACATATCCTAAAGATGCAGAGGATGTTGCATACACAACTATTCAGGCTGTAGATGCATTTAGATTAGCCAACAATGCCCAAATCAGCACAGTTACTGGTGCAACAGCAGGCGACTTAACTGGCACACGCATTAACCAAATCTTAGACGAAATCGACTGGCCTAACTCAATGCGTGATGTGGATGCAGGCTTAACTACAGTGCAGGCAGATCCTGGCACTAACCGCACAGCACTACAGGCCATGACCACAATAGAAAACAGCGAGTACGGTGCACTATATGTAGATGCTAGCGGCTCGTTTGTATTCCAAGATAGATCGGTAACTGTTAGTTCTATTGGCGCAACACCGACACTCTTTGCAGATGATGGCACAGGTATTGAATACAAGGATGCTACCTGGGTTCTTAATGATGTTTTGGTATTTAACAAGGCGACTGTATCTAGGGTAGGCGGATCACCACAGGTAGCCCTAAACCAAGCATCTATAGACAAATACTTCTTGCACTCCTACTTCTTAAATGATCTTATGATGCAGACCGATGCTGTGGCCTTGGATTATGCCTTGGCTTATGTGGCATCTAGAGCTGAGACCAGCATCCGAGTGGACTCTATTACCCTTGATTTATATACAGCCAACTACAACGCAGGCATCCTGGCATCCTTAGAGCTTGACTTCTTCGACCCAATCACAGTTATCACCACCCAACCAGGTGGCTCAACCATCGAAAAGACCCTACAGATTTTTGGAGTGAGCCTAAACATCACCCCAAATAGTTGGAAAACAACCTTCACCACGCTTGAACCGATCATAGATGGGTTTATAATAGGCAACGTAGATTACGGTGTCTTAGGGCAAAACGTTTTATCTTACTAAGGAGTAGAAATGCCATCAGGTTTACCAGCCGTAACAGGCGATGTATTAACAGCAGCAAACTATAATTCTTTGGTTGCCTTCACAGTAGGCACAGCCAACACTACAGATTACACAGCTGTGCTTGCAGATGCTTACCAAGTACTAGAGGTAATGAACAAGGCAACTGCTATTGCCTTTAAGATTCCAACAGATGCATCAGTGGCATTTCCAGTTGGCACAGCACTTACCATATTAAACATCGGT